AGTTTGAAGGCCACAAGTTTGATTACTCGAAAATGGAATTTAAAGAATGATCGGAACACGGACATTCACGAGCATGAACGCTTTCGCGTCTCACCTACTCGCGCGTCAAGCGCTGGTAGTTGTTGAGCTGAGAACAGGGCTTAAATTCGTTACGACTGCCATTAAAGATACCGCCCAGGCAGAGCTAGGCCACTACCAAGCTGCGGTCGGGCCGTTTGAGGCATGGAAGGAATTGGCGGACGCGACGAAAGAGGACCGCGTGCGTCAGGGCTTCACAGAGAACGACCCGCTGTTGCGCAGTGGCGCGCTGAAAGAGTCTGTAGCTGATGAAGTGGTGGGATTAGACGGCTATGTAGGGTCCGACAAGGACGAAGCCGTATGGATGGAGCTAGGAACCGACAAAGCCCCGCCACGGGCTTACCTTGGGCCTGCTGTGATCCATAACGAAGACCTCATCAAGGAAGTGCTAGGCGCGGCGCTCGTTACCGGGATTCTCGGATCGGGAGTTAAGTCAATCACGACCATGACATCGAAGCTGATCAAGTAATCGCGCGGAACACTCGCAGCAGGATATAGAGCGCGGGCAAGCCGATCACGAGCACGAAGAAGCAAAGTATTGACCGCCCCGCGATGCTCGCCACTTTCAAGGCCTGCTCTTTTCGCAGGGGCGAAAGTGTGCGCGATTGCACATTCAGCGGGCGGATATTCGGATATTGCACAAACTCGAAATGATCGGCCGCCCACTCATGGAACTTGAAAAGGTAGTTTTTCATAAGCCCAAAACGGTAGTAAAATGCCACTTCTACATCGGAGCGGCTATGTTTGAAAGCAAAAAGGGTGTGCCGGGAATCTACGCGATTGTAAACCTGAAAGACGGAAAGCGATACGTCGGATCGGCGGTTTGCCTAGGGACGCGTGCTAGGGCGCACGAAAATCAGCTTGCGGGCAATCGCCACTTCAATAGGCGATTACAAGGCGCATGGAATCGCGACGGAGCCGATTCGTTCCGTTTCGATGTTATCGAAGTGGTAGGAAGCACGTCCGAATTGATCGCAGCAGAACAGCGCCATATAGATGCCGCTGCCGCGAACAGATACAACCTTCGACCGAAGGCAGAATCCAATTTAGGGATTCGATGGAGCGATGAGTTCAAGGCAAAGATTAGTGCGGGGCTGACTGGGAAAGTCCATAGCGAAGAAACCAAGCGGCGCATGAGCGCATCGCACAAGGGAAAAATTCGCTCAGCCGAGCACACAGAAAAGATCATTGCAACGAAACGCGGCGTCCCACGCCCTGCTCACGTAATTAAGGCGTCTTCCGATTTTTTAAGGAAATTCACCGATGCTCAAGTGATTGAGATAAGGGCCTTGCGCGCACTTGGAAAGACATACCGCGTTATAGCGGAGCAATACAACTGCTCACAATCAACAATCCTCTTTGTTGTCAAAGGAAAGGGGGTTTGCTACTCGGGGTGATATTATCTTTGAGGCATTTCGCATAGGCGTAAAATTAAGCCTTGTCAATGAAGTATCGCATGGTTTGATTGCGATGGCGAAGGATTTTAATAAGGCGGAATACGCCGCCGATTCTCTGCGCTCGAAAATCGGCAAGATGGGCACTGCAACAAAATTCGCATTCGGTGGCGCTATCGCTATGGGCGCGGGCGCTGCAATCCTGATGTCGATGAAGCCCGCCATTGATGCGGCGAAAAAGTGGGAAACCGCCAAGGCAAATTTCAGCCTTTTCGGCATGGACGCAGCGCAGAACAACGAAGCGTTCAAGTTTGCACAGAACATGAGCATCGTAGGCTCTACCTACGTTGACAACCTGCACAAGATGACGGAAGCGCAAGGCGCTTTCCGTGAGTCGGGCCTGAAGGGTGACGAAGCATTGGCGGGCGCGAAGCTCGCAGCGCCGATGCTGGCTCGCTTGGCTGTCACGGCCAAGGCAGGCGGACACGAAATGTCCGAGAACGACGATAAGAACCTCATCCGCGCTATCGAAATGTCGGGCGGCCTGAAGGACGCCAAAACGTTCAACAGTCGCGCGGACGCAATTTATAAGCTTGTCGGCTCGTCGGGCGGGCAGGTGCATTACGAAGACGTGCGCGCGTTCTATGCGCGAGGCGGCGTTTCGGCAAAGGGATTGACCGAAGACGCGCTTATGAAGTTTGAGCCGCTTATGGGTGAAATGAAGGGCACATCGGCCGGTACGGCGTTGATGACTTCGTTTAACCGCTTGAACGGTATCGTCAAGCTTCCTAACCAAATCACGCACGAACTCGTGAACGCTGGTTTGTGGAACGGCAAAAACATCGAGTGGAACAATCAGGGCGGCGTTAAAAACATCAAGTCTGAGGGCCTGCTGAAAGGCGCTGATCTGCTTCAGTCTGACCCGGTGAAGTGGGAGAAAGAAATTCTAGAGCCCATGTACGCAAAAATGGGCTTGACCACGCAGAACCAAAAGAACATCGAGAACGCGCGTTTGTTCGGGCGCACTGGCGGCACGCTGTTTTCTCTCATGCAGCAGCAAGCGCCAGCAATCGAGCGTTCGCCGGAAGCGATCAAGAAGCGCCTTGGCGTCAATGACTCATACGCTGACTTGCAGAAGACCACGCAAGGCCAAGAGAACGCAGTCGCGGCGAACTGGCAAAACATTCTGACTAACCTCGGCACTGCAATTTTGCCGAACGTCAATGCGGGGCTGACGACATTCAACGGCATCCTTACCAAAATTGCCGACTTCACGCGCGACAACCCCGGATTTGTGAAGTTCGCGATGTATATCCCACTTATCACCGCCGGAATTCTGATCGTAAGCGGCGCTATCGCTATGTTGGTCGCGGCATTCATATTTATCGGCGCTCCGATCCTTCTGGCTGTAACGGCGGTGACATTGCTAGGCACTGCGCTTGTGTGGATTTTCAATCTAATCGATTGGGACGAAGCAGGCCGAGAAATGCGGGCAGGATGGCAAGCCATCAAGGATGGATTTTCTAGTTTCTTTGGATGGCTCGGCGGCCTATGGTCGCATCGTCCTACGTGGATGGGCGGCGATGGCGGAACTGCGCCCGCTGTACCCGGCGATAAGCCTAGCAGCAACGATGCGCCTAAAACGCCAAACATCCGAACTGCTAGCGACAAGAAGGCCACGGTCGTAGCTAGCCTGTACCTGACGAAAGACGGTCGCGAAGCTCTCGCAGAATCGACGGCGCAGCACATCGCAACGGAAGGTTCAAAGGGCACTGGCTCGGGCAACTTCGATCACGGTATGACAATGGGTACTCCGGGGATGGGCTTCTAATGTCTGATGTCGAATTAATCCTTGGTGATGTCACTTTCGCGGAAGAGGAAATACCGGAACACATCGCTGTTAAAACCGGTCACAAGGCAATCGTGACCAAGTTCGTAGGCGGCAAGCGCGACGTTCAAATGCTCGGCGCGGATCACGAGCCTATCGCGTGGTCTGCATGGTTGACGGGAGACAACGCGCTGCAACGCGCGCAGACCTTGAAAGCTATGAACGATGCGGGTCTCCCCCTCATTTTGTCGTGGTCAGAATATCTGTATCAGGTCGTGATTATCGAATTCGAGGCTGATTTCGAGCGCGAGTATCAAATCCCGTATCAGATAAAGATGGAAGTCGTTCAAGACTTGACCGCTCCGCTAAACGGCGATGCCGGTTCATCGATTGATGATCTGATCGGCGGCGACATGAACACGTGCACGGCTCTTTCATCCAGCATTGGCAACACGGGCGTTTCTTCGTCTATGTCTTCGCTGTCATCGGCCATCAGCGCCGTTTCTAGTTTTGCGTCTGCGACCAAGGCGCAGATAACGGCGGTTCTTACGCCTATTGCGCAGGCACGCGCCCAAGTTCAAACGCTCATCGCATCTACCGAAAACACGCTGCAAAGCATTACGACGCTCGGCGGTGTTCTGCCGAATAACCCGCTGGCTACGAACGTCGCGAAGCTAACGAGCCAGGTCAACGCAATGACGAATCAGACCAACTTGGTGCAACTCGATAGCGTGCTCGGGCGCATGGGCGTGAATGTCGGTCAAATCGGGTCGGGTGTTAAATCAATTCAAACGATGGGCGGATCGTTGTTCGATCTTGCCTCAAAGTATTACGGTCAAGTCGCTGGTTGGGTTGGAATATCAAACGCGAATCCTCAGCTTAAGGGCGACACAAATATCAACGGTCCTCAGACTGTTGTTATCCCTCCCTATGACCCACTTCTAAACGGGACAACTATTGTCTAACTCCACCGCATACGCGGTGCGGGGCGCTGTTAAGTTAAATGGTCAGGTAATCCAAGGTTGGTCCGCGTTCGATGTGAACAACAATTCATATTCGAGTGCGGACACTTTCACGTGCACGTTCCTTGCCAACAAGCTTCCTCCCGCACAAAACGCCGACTGGTTTTCAAGCCAGAAAGACGCATATGTTGAACTGTTCGTCGGAACCCCGGCAAATCCTCTTAAATGGACCGCTACCGAGTTGCCAAGCTGGATTTATGGGCAGGTAGATCATATCGATTACGAGCCCTGCTCGGGAACAATTAGCGTGTCTGGCCGCGACCTAACGCGCCTGCTGATTGACGCTAAGACTACCGAGAAGTGGCAAAACAAAACCGCCTCGCAAATTGCAACAATCCTAGCGCAGCGGCACGGCCTAACCGCGCAAGTCGTCGCGACCAAAACGCAAGTAGGAAAGTATTACGAGATTGATCACGAGCAAATGCATGATGCTCGCACCGAGTGGGACTTGCTCACTCATCTTGCGCGAATTGAACAGTTTGATGTTCATGTGCGCGGTCAGACCTTGTTTTTCCAGCCCAAGGCATCATCCACCGCCGCCCCGTATCCGGTTATATGGACGCCGCCCGACGAATCGACAGGGTTCCCGACATGCAGCGTTCTTGACCTAAAGCTAGGTCGTGCTCTCACCGTATCTCGTGGGATCGTCGTCACCGTTCGCTCTTGGAACGACGCGGCGCAAAAGGTCTTTACCGCAAGCTATCCGCCGAACGCTGCCAAGCAAATCAAACCCGGCTCGGCCACGTTGCCGGGGAACGCGACGCAATATTTTTACAACATCGCAAACCTGACGCAGCAAGCGGTCGTTCAGCGCGCATATGCACAGTACCAAGACCTAATTCAGCACGAAATGACCGCTTCGTTTTCCATTCCTGGAACGAGTGCCTTGGATGTTCCTGGGACCATCAATCTTAGCGGAACAGGGACTAAGTGGGATCAGCCCTATTACCCCGACTCCATCAAACGCAAGCTCAGTTTCGCCAGCGGCTACACGATGGAAGTAAGCGCGAAAAACCATAGCCCTGATTCGGAGGAAACAACGGCATGAGCCGCGCTATCGATCAGCTAACGAACAACATGCGGCAACAAGCGGAATTGTCCGCTCGCTCAGTCGCCAAGCCACGAACCGGAATCATTACCTCATACGACCCAACGAAACACGCCGTCAAGGTCACGCTTCAGCCTGAAGGCGAGGAAGTAGCAGGCTGGGTTCCGCTGGGTGCTGTAGGGGTCGGCAATGGCTTTGGCGTGCTATCCGCGCCGAACCTTGGCGATATGGTTCAAGTGACGTTCAGCGAGGGCGACATTAAAGCCCCGCGCATCACGGGTCGATTCTTCTCTAACGTCAACATGCCCCCGGCTGTTCCCGCTGGCGAAACTTGGATCGTTCACGCGTCAGGATCGATTCTGAAGTTCCACAACGATGGAACGGTCGAATTGACGGCGGCTTCTACGATCACCTACAACGCGACTCAGCACCATTTCATCGGCCCCGTCCAACTCGATAGCACGCTCAACGTGAATCAGAAAATATCTGGCGAAGGCGGAATGACGATTAGCGGAGACAACGGGACCGGGAACGCATCCTCAGTAACAGGCAATACGAACTTTCTTGGTCAAGTGTCCGCTAACGGGCATCGAATCGATGATTCACATAAGCACGTTAATTCTGGCGGCTCCGGCCTTGGTGGTGTTCCTCAATGACCGATCTTTATCACTTTTGGGGGAATGACCTAACCGCCTCACCCTCTGGCGATCTGGCGACGGCTGACGACAGCGAAACAACGCTGCAGCAGATATTGCGCGCGTTGATGACAAACCCGGCTCTGAACGATTCGGCCGGGAATCCTATCGCGTCGGCCGACTATTCTGACCATCCGACATTTGGCGCTGGCTTGCCGCGCCGGATCGGTTCAAACCTGAATGTCGGCGTCATTCGCGGCCTTGTCCGCTCCGTGGTTCTTTCGTTCCCGGCTGTGTCTCGCTCACCGGCTCCCGTCATCGACGTATCACCGTTCAACGATGGCGCGACTATCAACATTCAGTATGTCAATCTCGTAACGGGAGTGACTGACACACTATCATTTGACATCAACCAATGAGCGTAAATAGCCAGTCATTCACACAGATTCTAACCAGCTTCGCAACGGTCGTTCAAGGTCAGGCATCCTCCCTCGTAAACTTCGTCACCGGCTCAATTATGCGAGCCGTTGGCGAGGGCGTTGCATGGATTTCGATGTGGCTTCAATCGCTGATCTTGAACGCAATCGCACTTACCCGTGCGGTAACGTCTAGCGGCGCTGATCTGGATTCGTGGTTAGCTCAGTTCGGGTTTTATCGGCTTGCCCCGACCGCTGCAAGCGGCCAAGTAACGCTGTCTCGATTCACGTACACGCAGCAAGCGATTGTCCCTGTTGGCTCCATTGTGCAGACTGGCGACGGGACGCAGCAGTACCAAGTAATAGCGGACACGACCAACCCGGCATACAGCGTCACGTTGGGCGGCTTCGTCATCGCGGCCGGTACGCAGACAGTCACGCTAACCGTAGTAAGCATCACGCCTGGCTCGAACTCGCTTAGCCTGCCCGACGCATCCGGCAATGTGTCGGCTGGCGTAATCAATGCTCTCTACCAGTCGATTCCATTTGTCGATACGGTGAGTAATGCCATTGCGTTTTCGAACGGCGTCAACGCTGAATCTGATGTATCGGCGCGGATTCGATTCGTCGGCTATCTGGCGACACTTGCCAAGGCAACGCGGGCCGCTGTACTCGCCGCTGTCGCTGCGCTCGGATCAAACTTTGTATGCACGATTGCAGAGAACATCACGTATGGCGGCGTTACGCAAATGGGGTATTTCTATGTCGTC